TTCCCAGCTCAGTTCTTCGTTTTCTGTCGAGTCCACCAGGTCGCTGATGAACTTCGGGGTGTACCCGGCTGACTCGCACTTCGTCACCAGGAAGAAGCTGTCCCGGTCGTAGTCGCCTGCTTCCAGATGGCCGACGTCCGGGCACGCTGCCTTGACGGTCGGTACGGACAGTGCCTGGTCCACCTGCTCACCTGGTGTGCGGCCGGTGCCGTCGCTGCGGTACGGGTGCACCGGGATGCGGACGCCGTACGCAACGTACGCTTCGTGACTGAATCCCATGATCAGACCTTCCCTGAACGCGCCGCAGCGCCCACCGGGAAGGCAGGCGCTGCGGCTGGACGGACGAGCATCAGCGACGGCCGCCGACACGCGGCGCCGGGGCCGGTGCGGGCTTCGGCGCGGGGGCAGGCTTCTGCATGTTCGGCTTGCTGCTGGACCCGTTGCCGGTCGAACCCTTCGGCGTCTTGTTGACCGGCGCCTTCGGCGCGGCGGGCGCCTTGTACCCCGAGTGTTTCCGGGCGGCCGACGGGACCTTGTGCGCCGGGACCACCTTGCCCGTGGGGCTGCCGTAGTGGTAATGCCGGTCCACCGTGCTGAAGAACATGGGGACGTAGACGGTCGAGCAGTCGGCCCGGTCGTCGTCCACGCCACAGGCCGTGAGCGCCAGGGTACCGACGGCCGCCACGGCGGCCAGCTTCAGCTTCGTGTTCATGTGTCCTCTTCCGTTGGTTCCGGTCGGTGCGTTGAAACCATGATGCAGCATCTGGTGTGTCGGTGTCAAGAGACGTCCCGGACCTGGCGGTAAGCTGGTGGCACAGCGGCGGTGGCGTTAGGCCCGGCGGACAAGTGGAAGGCAGCCACCGTGAGCTGTGATCTGATCGCCAACGCGGATGTGGTCCGCGTGACGAAGCTGGACCAGTGTGGTACCCCGATCGTCGGGGACAACGCGTACGTGTCCGAGTGCATCGCGTCGCTGGCCATGAACCCCAACGTGGACGAGCAGGACGACATCCTGTATCGGGCCGCGAACGGCAACCTGTGCGGCGTGAAGCGCGGCTGCCCGACCCTGCTCGGCTATGACCTGGAATTCAACTTCTTCCAGGTCAGCCCCGAGCTGACCGACGTCCTGACCGGCAACCCGGTGGTGATGGACTTCGCGGGTGAGCCGGTGGGTAACGACTCGTGCAACATCCAGTGTGACCGTGGCTTCGCAATCGAGCTGTGGTCCGAGCTGATCGCCCCCGTCTGCTCGACCACCGGGAACCAGCGGTACCTGTATACGCTGATCCCGTGGGTGACCAACGGCTACATCTCGGACCTGGAAATCGGTTCCGAGCAGGTCACCTTCCAGCTGGTCGGCTCGTCGCGCGCCGGTGGCGCGTGGGGGACCGGCCCGTACAACGTGGTGGCCACCGACGCGGCCAACACCCCCGGACGGATGCTGACGCCCCTGGGCGCCACCTGCCACCGCCGGATGCAGATCACGACCATCGCGCCGCCGGTGCCGTCCTGCGAGTACCAGACGGTCCCCGCGCTGGTTCCGTGACCAACCCCTGATGCCCGCGACCGCCGGGCACCGACCGCAACGGCCGCCGTCTTCCCGCGACGGCGGCCGTTGCGCCACCGCCACACCACCGGAAGGACGTCGCCATGGCGCTGCTCGGCAAAGGACCGTGCGAACTGGCGGGCTGGGAACCCGATGAAGCCTGCCTGAAGCTGCCGGAAGGAACGACCGCAGAGCAGCGCCAGCTGTGGCAGCGGGTGGCCGCCGAGATCCTGTACCAGCGCAGCGGCCAGCGCTTCGGTGACGGCTGCTCGCACACGGTCCGTCCGTGCCGGAAGAAGTGCGCCGACGGCTGGGCGTCGCGGCTGAACTTCTGGCCCGCTGGCTACAACGGCAGCCCCTGGATTCCGTACGTGGACGCGAACGGCGACATGCGCAACGCGTCGCTGTGCGGCTGCTCGACCGACTGTCACTGTGGGTCCGAGCTGTGCCAGATCGAGCTGCCCGGACCCATCAGGGACATCGTCCAGGTGGACGTGAACGGCACCATCCTGGACCCGGCGGTGTACTTCAGCTATGACGCCCGCTTCCTGGTGCTGCGCCCGGAAGTCGCGGACGTACACCCGGACCTGGGGATCACCTGCTGGCCGATGTGCCAGGATCTGTCCAAGCTGTCCGGGCAGCCGGACACGTTCTCGGTGACGTACTCAGTCGGCATGGCTGTGCCGTTCATGGCTCAGGTGGCCATGTCCGAAGTGATGAACCACCTGGCGCAGCAGTGCGACGGCTGCGGCTGCGGTACGGGCGCCCGGCAGAACCTGGCGCGGCTGTCCCGCCAGGGCGTGGACCTGGAATTCGCGGACCCCCAGCAGGTCTTCGCGGACGGCCGGATCGGGCTGCCGCTGGCGGACCTGTTCATCCAGACGTACAACCCCGGCGGCCTGCCGCGCGCCATGCGGGTGTTCTCGCCCGACGCGCCGCGCCGCCCCCGCATTCAGCTGGGGTACTGATGGCGCTGTCCTTCCTGGCCGTCCACCAGGCGGCAGAGAACCTGTTGACGTGCGTCTGTGAGGGGCTGGACCGGCTGCCGGTCGAAGTCCCCGGCCTGGCTGGCTGCCCGTGCCGCGTCTTCGTCGCACCCGGTGAGCCTGCGGCCGACGGGTGCGACTCGGACTGTGGCGCGCTGCCCGAAGGCACGTACCCCGGCCAGCTGACCGTCCACGTGGTGCGCACCTACATCACGACGCGGGACGCGTTCCCCCGGTACGCGCCTTCGTCGCCAGACGCGGTCCGCGACCTGAAACAGTGCGTCATGCCGCCGGTCACCGCCGTGGACCTGCTGGTGACCCTGTACCGCTGCGTACCTGGTCCGACGGCTGGCGGCTGTCCGCCCAGCGCGGCCGACCTGGGCGCGGCAGCCATGCAACTTCACGCGGACATGCTGGCCATCCAGCAGGCTGTCCTGTGCTGCTACGCGGCCACCGACACGAGCAGGCGGAACGGCCGCCGGTACGCACTGGGCCAGTCGGCCACGCTGCCGCCACGGGGCGACTGTGTGGGCGTCCAGCAGCAGATCACCGTGGCGCTGGACGACTGCGTCCCCTGCCCGCCCGTAACCCCGTAGGAAGGCGTACAGCGTGTCTGCGTCCGTACGGATCGACCAGTCCCGGCTTCAGCGGCTGCTGTCCGCCGTCGGCGGGCCAGGGGAACGGCTGCTTCTTCGGAAGGCTGAGCGGGTGGCCGCGCTGGCGCGCCAGTACGCGGCGGGCCACGGCTCGATCCCGGACATGATCGTGGTCGGTCCCGTGGTGGACAAGTCGGTGAAGGTCATCAGCACCAACGAACACACCGTCCTGGTCCACAACGGCAGCAGGCGCCACCCGATCCGGCCGCGACGGACCGGCGGCTGGCTGCGCTTCACGGTGAACGGCCGCGTGGTGTACGCCCGGCAGGTGAACCACCCCGGCTACCGGGGCGACCCGTTCATGACCCGAGCGTTGCGCGACGCGCGCTGAAAGCCGGGACGTCCCGCGTTTCCCGCGTTTCGCGGGAAGGGGAAAGCCGCAGGTCAACAGCCACTTTCGGCTGATCCTTCCCGCGTTCCCGCGCCAGAAGTGACTACCTCTCATACATGTACCCCTTCACATCCCAACTACGTTACGCGTGCGCGCGCATACGTAGGGTCACGGGAACGGGTTGACGTACATGTATGGCAGCTTGTCACTTCTGGCGCGGGAACGCGGGACATCTGCCTTACATCAGGCCGCTGACCTGCGGTTATGGCCTTCCCGCGAAACGCGGGAAACGCGGGACTTCCCACCTTCCACCACGGTTGCTAAGCTGGGGTTGCACCCACCGACCAGCGAAAGGAACCGCCCATGACGGCTGTTGAGATCATCAGCTTCGGGTATCTGCACGACGACGCCCCGGAAGCGGACCTGACCTTCGACCTGCGGCGCCACTTCCGGGACCCGCACGTCTCGCCCGAGCTGCGCCACATGACCGCGAACGACGAGCCGGTACGCCTGGCCGTCCGCAACACCCCCGGCATCATCGAGCTGGTGGAAGCAGCGGCCGAAGCGGTCGCGGCCTACGTGTCCGGCCCGAGCGGCGGGAAGGTCGTCGTGGCGGCTGGCTGTGCCGGTGGCCGCCACCGCGCGCCGTCCTTCGCCCTGCTTCTGGCTGAGCTGCTGCTCATGAGCGGTGCGGACCCGGTGATCCGCGTCATTCACCGGGACCTACATCAGCCGGTGGTGCAGCGCTGAGCAGCTTCCCCGAGCGGCGGCCGGTCATCACGACGGCCGCCGCTTCTTCGTGCCGGGGTGTTGCATTCCTGGCTGACTGTTGCTAGTCTCTTCCTTGTCAGCAGGAACGCCGCGAAGAAAGCAGGACACCATGGCCGTCATCACCACCACCACGCAGTACACCGCCACCGCCGACCAGGTGAAGGCAGCCCAGTGGCTGGCCGCTCTGCTGGTCGAGCTGGGCATCCCGACCGGGGACGGCGACACGGACGCGGACGTCGTCGTCAGCCGTCGCGGGTACGTCGCGGCCGTCGGCTACGACAGCAGCCAGGACGAGCTGTTCAAGGCGAACGCCGACCTGATCGAGACGCGCAGCACTGAGGCGGGCCACGCCTTCCGCGTCATCACCCGGAAGGTCAACGGCGACGAGTTCGCGTACGTCACCAACCGCCCGAAGGCGTAGCAGGACCCGAAGGGGCGGCCGGTCACCACGACGGCCGCCCCTTCGTTGGTCCCGGTAAGCTGGTCACCACCGGGACCAACGAAGGGGCGTACATGCTCGACCTGCTTGAACTGGCCGCACTCGGCTTCGCCAGCTACCGGGTCACCCAGCTGGTCGTGTGGGACTCGATCCTGGACGGCTGGCGCCAGCGGCTCGAACTGTGGCACGCCCGTAAGTTCGACAGCCGCGCCCGGACCTTCGTCCGCGACCTGCTGAAGTGCACATACTGCACCGGCTTTCACGCCAGCTGGCTGACCGTCCTGGTGTACCTGCTGGCCACCGGGAAGGGTGCGGCCAGCTTCAGCGGCTTCGTACTCTTCGGCGTCCAGTCCTTCGCCGTGGCGGGCATCCAGGCTCTGCTGAACCGCTGGGACGACACCCGCCCCGGCAACGACCAGGAAGGCTGACGCTGGATACATGCCTGACGTGGTAACATGTATCCATGAAGCGAAACGCCACTCGATCAGCAGCCGCCAGGGACAGGTTCCTTACCTGGGCGCAGGAAGCTGGCTTCCGGCTGTCCCAGCCCTTCGAGTGGCAGGGCAGTACGGTGACGTACGCGGCCACTTGCCCCGAAGGGCACGAGTGCGCCCCACGGCCGAACAGTATCGCCCAGGGACAGGGCGGGTGTAAGACGTGCGGGAAGCTGTCGTCCGTGGCTACCCGCACGGCTGCCGCTCGGGACTGCTTCATCGTCTGGGCGCAGGAAGCTGGCTTCCAGTTGGCGCAACCCTTCGAGTGGCAAGGGGCGCACGCCCGCTACGCCGCGACCTGTCCGAAGGGTCATAGCTGTAACCCGCTGCCTGCCGGTGTTCAGCGTGGCGAAGGTGGTTGCGCTGCGTGCCGTGGCCTGGTCGCTGACGCGTTTTACGTGGTGAGTGGACCTGAAGGTGTGAAGTTCGGTATCACGTCCGGTGATCCTGCCGCGCGGCTCAGGCAGCACCGGCGGGACGGGTACACAGAACAGCACCTGGTCCGGTCCGGCCTTCCGCTGGGTGTTGCTCGTGACCTGGAACACGAGCTGAAGCAGCTGATGCGTACGGCCGACGTACCGCCTGTACGTGGACGCGAATACTTCCCCGCGCCCGTGCTGAACGTCGTCCTGGCCGTCGCGGAAGAGTGGCTGTCCCCCTGACGTCGGTAAGCTGGTGGCAGCACTGACCACCGAAGGGGACCTGATGGGCGCACTGGAAACGATCACGGCCGCAGCCACGCGCATCATCACACGGGGCAAGGGTGGCAGCAGCGCGGGGAAGACGAACGGGCTTCAGTCGATCGCATGGGACATGTTCGAACAGGTCCCCGAGGTAGGCACGTATGCCGACTGGGTCAGCAACGCGTGCACCGGCGCGCGACTCTTCGCGGGCAAGCGGATGCCGGACGGTACGGTCGAGCCGCTGCCGGACACGAGCCGCGCCGCAGAGCTGGTCAAGTCCATCGCGGGCGGCATGGACGGCCAGGCCGAAATGCTCGGGGACTTCGGCACCAACCTGGCCGTGGCCGGTGAAGCGTGGCTGATCATCGTCCCCAACCCGGACGCCGATTCGTTCGCCGGTGACAAGTGGTACGTCCTGTCCACGGACGAAGTGAAGCCGCAGCGTGGCAAGATCAAAGCCACGATCGAAGGCGACGAACTGGACATCCCCGAGTACGACCCGGACGTTCAGCAGGACCCGGACGCGCCCGTGGCAATCCGGGTGTGGAAGCCGTCGCCCCGGAAGCGCTGGATGGCCACCAGCCCGGTCATCCGCTCGATCACCGTGCTGGAAGAACTGCGCCTGTTGAACGCGGCCGTGGCCGCCATCGCGCGGTCCCGCATCACCGGCCGTGGTGTGCTGCTCGTGCCAGCCGGGACGCGCTTCCCCGTCAGCCCCGGCCAGGACCAGGCGGAAGACAGCCTGCTGGATGTCTTCATTGAAGTTGCCAGCACTGCCATCCGTGAACCCGAGTCTGCGGCGGCCACGGTCCCGATCGTCCTGGAAGTTCCGGGCGACCTGATTCAGGGCGTCAAGTGGCTTCAGTTCACGTCCGACTTCGACGCGCTGGCCATCCAGCTGCGGGACGAAGCCATCCGGCGCTTCGCGACCGGCGCCGACGTCCCGGCGGAAGTCCTGCTGGGGCTGGGTGACACCAACCACTGGGGCGCGTGGGCACTGACGGCCGAAGCGCTGAAGATGGGCGCGGAACCCCGGCTGGGACTCGTCTGCCACGCACTGACTGACGAGTGGCTGCGCCCGCTGCTCGAAGCCGAAGGCGACCCGGAAGCGAACGAAGTGCTGGTCTGGTACGACACGGCCGCGCTGCGGTCGAGCAGCAACAAGGGTGCCAGCGCACTGGAAGCGTTCAAACTGAAGCTGATCAGCGGGGAAGCCGCGCGCCGGGAACTGGGCTTCACCGAAGCCGACGGGCCGACGGACGACGAGCTGAAGCAGGCGAACACCGTGGACGACCTGCCCACACCACCGGAAGGGGACGAGCTGCCCGTGAACGACACCCAGGACGCGCCCGACACACAGCCGGGACAGGACGCGGTGGCCGCGCTGACGCAGATCCGGCTGAAGCCGGGCGCCGGGGA